TGTGGTAGTATTAAGGGGAAAATCCCGTTTCCAGTTTCCCCCTACCGGGTACCACGTTCGCACCACTGCATCACCCAATCACGCGACCACCTGCTGGGCGCGCATATATTAACAAATATGAACTCTATGAACAAAATATTAACTTCTTCACCCTTTTCATCGTTTACAATTCAGTTACAAGTTAGTTACAAAATAAGCAAGAATTGTCGCCCCGTTTGTGGTACAATATAGGCACAAGCAAGGGGAACAGGCGCGGACATGAGACAGTCCCACCGCCCGCCCCTTCCTCCGTTCATTGACAACTGAACCCCGCCGCCCTTCCTCTGGCAGGCGGACAGCCTACCCGGCAACCGGGCGCATGAACCCGCCGCCGGAGAAATGAGAGGAAAAACCCATGCAATCCATCAAATATACCGTTGAAAAATACCCCGGATTTGAAACAGTGGAGGACAAGCGCTATACATTCGAAAGCGCGCCTAAAGAGTTCGCCTGCTTGCTCCGCCTTTTCAGTGACCGCCGCCCGCACCTGTTGGACGGCGAACGAGTAAAAAATGCGTGCCTGTCGGGCATTCCAAACAGTGACAAACCCGCGCGGCTGTCCCGTGATTGCTTTTCTGTTGAAGTGTCTAGAAACGGTGACGTTTCCGTTTTCTGTGCATACAGCACTACCCACCCGGACGGCGACCGCCTGCACGCCTATCTGTTGACCACTTATGCAAACGACTAAACCAACCGTACCCGCCCCGGCAACCTTCAACCGGGCGCGGGCATTATCCCGGCAACCGGGCGCATGAACCCGCCGCCGGGAGAAAGAAGGAAAAAATCATGGCAGAACGAAACATCACGCGCACTATCAAATCGACAGTATTTGAAATAGTCGGTCTTGACCTGCGCACCATGCAACCCCGCACTATAACCACCACGCGCACCGGTTCCAACATTGACCCCCTGAAAGTCCTTGAAGAAACCCGGCGCGGCATGGTCGGCGATTTTGCCCCGGCAATTATCACGAACCAGACAGAGACTGAAAACCTCTACAGTATGCCGGAAACGTTGTTCCTGAAATACGCCGTAAAGGTAGACCGCCCCGCGACCACCCTGGCGGACACTGACACCAACGACTGAATTCACGCACCCGCCCCGGATACCCTCTAAATCCGGGCGCGGGACTTATCCCGGCACCGGGCGCACGAACCCACCGCCGGGAGAAATGAGAGGAAAAACCGCATGAAGTCCAATTTGAAATTTGCCCCGTATGCATCCGCCCGTGCTGTCCACTATGACAGCCCCCGCACAGTATCGTTGGTGTCCTACAATACGCGTGTCCTTGACTTGCTCTTTGACACGGACACGCCCGAGCCCGTTCTAAAGGTTCGGGGCACGTGGTCAATCACTACTCAGAAGCACATGCGCGCTTTCATCCGTGAGTACATTGATGCCGACCCGTCCGCCGTGATGAAGGCAATACGCACCGTGACACGCACCGCAGTGCGTGCTGTCCAGCTGTCCAGCGTCCGCATAGAATACGACCCGACCATGCCTACCCGCTATTGATTCATCCCATCACATGACCGTTTCACCCCGTCAAGCTATTGTTTGACGGGGTAAAGTCATGCCCTGACGTTTTCAGCTGATTTGACCATCCAGTCACCCGACCGCCTGAACCAGTCACCCGACCACCTGACCCATTAACCAGACCGCCTGACCCAGTCACCTGACCGCATGACCCACATAAGGGGGTAAATTCCCTGCTCCCTCCTTCCCGCGCTCCCCTACTATAATTTTCTCTGCATTTCCACCATATTATACCTCCGTTCAAAACATTGCCTTTTTTACCTAACACCTGCCAAAATTTGAAAGGAGCAAAACCATGCCACCCAAAACACGCCTTTTATTTTTCAAGAAAGCCAACGCCTACGTCCTTCACCAATCCCCCGACGACAAGTGCTCTACTCCCTGCACAGTCCTGTATTCCTACGACCGCCCTGCAATAGCATACTACCCTCTATCCGGTCAAATCATTTTCTACCCTACCCTATCAGCTTGGACACTCCGCCACGCGCGGGCATTCCTTGCAGAATATGTAGGGCTTCAAACAGACACCATTATCTCTGCAATAAAATTCATGCAATCCAATCCCGCTTCCTTATCGGTAACAATCACGACCACAAACGACACAGTGGGCGACCTTACAATATCTGCAATCTAACAAACAGGCTCTACACAGAGCCTTCTGCAAGCGACCGTTCCCGTGTTCCTCTCATTCACGGCGCAGGTTCAACTCCTGCGGCTTGCACCATAACTAAACATGAAAGGAGGTATACCGAAATGCGTAAGCCTGTAGTTTCCCGAACACTTACCCTTACAGAAGGAACAATCCTTGTAGCTGACAGTGAAACCCGCGCAATGGTTGAGACAGAATTTCACCTTGTAGATAACTTCAAGAACAACGATGAAATTCTCCGAGCAATGCGTAGATACTACAAAGCACTTGACATGGACAAACGCTACACCCCCATCCGAGTAGTGACCAAAACCACAACCAATACCCGGCGTTTCATGACAGTTCAAGAATTCTATGACAAATCCAAACCCATGTAACCGTCTCCCCAAAACCCAAAAAATTTAATAAACGAAAGAGGTAAACAAAATGGAAGGCTATTCTGCAAAAATCGTCAATTCTTCTCGTCCCCTGACTGCTCGTGAGCGCATCATGATGAAGGACACCACAGACGCTACTCAAATCAACGCCGCGTTGAAGAACGGCAGTGTCGAGTTTTCCCCTGTCCTTTGGGCAGACGTCGAGATTCACAATGAGCGCTCCGAGAACAAGGACTACAGCACGCTTGTTGTACTTGCTTCTGACGGCACGAAGTATTACACTTCTTCCCTGTCTTTCAAGGAAGCATTCATCGACATTTTCTCCGAGATGGTTTCCGAGAATGGAGAAGCGGAGGAGTTCTCAGTGCGTGCCTACACCGTTCCCTCAAAGAATCAGCAGGGCTGCTTCATTACCTGCTCCATTCTCTAACAAACTGACAGCCCCGGCTAACTACCGGGGCTTTACTGCAAGGAGGAACACATGGCAAAACGCCGTTCCCTTACAAAGCGACAACAGCAATGGTACTATGAGGAATCACTTGCGCGCCGCAGAGTTTCAGAGTTTGAGCGCAGACACAACGTCTCCATTCCTGACCTGATAGGCTCACGTCCCTCACGAGTAACCAAAAAAGAACTTGAAAGACTACGTGCAATAACAGCAGAATCATTTATCCTTGAAAACGGTCACTTGATTCTTACGCCTGAACAACTTCGTATGGCTCAATCAGCAGGAGCGCGAGCCCCGCAGGAAACTGACATGGTTTTGACCGAAATTGACCGCATGATTTCTTCCATGTACAACGACAGCCCTGCTAACCGTGAATATGCGAAACTTATTCGTACAGCTTTTGATAAAGCAATAGCAGAGCGTGGACGCCCCGCAGTAGCAGAGACAGCACGACAGCAGAGTTTGTTGGAGGAAGTTCGCATAATTATGGGGTATCAAGATGTAGACCGTAAACGTCAACGCCTTGCAGGCTTTGTTAACGCGTTGTTCGCCCGCCCACTTTCAGCCGAAGAGTTTGAAATGTTTTCCGGAAGATTTTCAGACGCGCAAGAGGAAGATGAAGCAGACAGCTATGAGCAAACGGTATCAGACAAACGAGCAGGCTATACTTCCGCATTCAAGGAGGAACACAGAGTAGCTTCCGCAAAAAGCAGATTGGAAGCCAAAGCCCGCAAACTTGTATCAATGTACGGAATAACAAAGGATTCACCTGAATACAAAACCGTCTATGACGCAGTGCTATACACTTTGATGGAGACAAACGGAGACACAAATTCAGGCAAAGCAGAAATAAAAAAGATATTGGAGGATGAAGAATGAAACTTGAAGATTTGAATGTAGGCTCAATCATAATGTACGCTGACGCGAAAACAAACCCCATTCACACAGGCACTATTTATATCGTGCTTAAAATTGACAAAGAGCACGAGGATATTGAGGCTTGTTGCGTCAATTCTCAGATTGGCATAGCTATTGGCGAAGTTCGCCATATTTCAACCAGTTCCATTTCCGAGTACAATATGCTCACTCAAATCGTCCTTGCACATCCCGGAGACAATTTATATGTTTCCAAAAAAGACCTTTACCTCCGTTGGGTGATTTCCCGCAAGACTTCCCTTGGCAAGATAGGCGATAAAACTCCATACAAACTTGAAAACGGGCGCAACCTGTTTGTCGGCGACATAGTTAAAATAAGCCGTGAAGATAAGGAATACAGCGGCTGTCTTGTTGTACATGATAAAGCCGATGGCTATTATATCATGGGCATTGCTGCTGATTGCAATTACAGAAAACGCGAAATAAAGCGCTGGAATGTAACATTGGAAAGCGGCTACTATAATCGCTTAAAAGGCGATACCTATAACGCTGGTGGTCGCAGTGCCGCTTTCGAAGTCGTTGACTTCAATCCCGAAGAATAATGACCATTATAACCCGCCGCAGGCTTGAAGTGTAGAGAATGCCGCTACCTTGTAGCGGACTTTGAGACAACGGTATACGAGGGGCAGAAGGACACGCAGGTATGGGCGGCGGCAAGCGTGGAGCTTTTCGCGGCAGACGATTCTGTAGTAATTCATCACTCCATTTCAGAACAGTTTGAATACTTCACGTCCTTGTCCTGCAATCTTGTAGTTTACTTCCACAATCTGAAATTTGACGGCTCATTTCTTCTGTCCTATCTTCTGATAGACAGAGGTTTCAAACAAGCCCTTGAAAAAGACGAGAAGGGAGGGGAATACTGGTTACATGACAAGGATATGAAGAACAACACTTTCCGATACAGCATATCCGACATGGGGCAATGGTATACAATCATTGTAAAGATAAACGACCACTTTATCGAGTTCCGCGATTCGCTAAAACTTCTTCCCTTCACCGTTAGGGAAATAGGCGAAAGTTTCGGCACAAAGCATCACAAGCTGGACATGGAATATAAGGGCTTCCGTTATCCCGGTTGCGAGATAACACAGCAGGAACAGCAGTACATAGCTAATGACGTTCTTGTTGTAAAAGAAGCCCTTGAAATTGTATTCCTACAAGGTCACAAGAAACTTACAATCGGCTCATGTTGCCTTGATGAATACCGGAAGATTATCGGCTATTTCATGTACAAAGACCTGTTCCCTGACCTCTACAAAATAGAGATTGATGAAAAAATCTATGGCTACAAGAACGCAGGCGAGTATATCCGCAAATCCTATCGTGGCGGCTGGTGCTACTACGTAAAAGGCAAGGAAAATAAACTGCACTACAACGGAGTAACAGCGGACGTAAATTCTCTATACCCCTCCGTCATGAGTTCCGAAAGCGGCAGTGTCTACCCTGTTGGAGAACCAACCTTTTGGAGCGGAAATTATATCCCCTTCGAAGCACGCGGCTCAAACAAGTATTTTTTCGTCCGTGTAAGAACGCGTTTCTACTTGCGTGAAGGCTTCCTGCCTTTCATTCAAATCAAAAACAACCTTCTCTACAATGCGACAGAAATGCTTGAAACTTCCGACATATTTGACGGTTCAACAGGGGAATATTTTCCGTACTACTATGGAACAGACGGACAGCTCAAGGAAGCAAATGTCGAAATGACCTTGACCTGCACAGACTTTCAGCTAATACAAGAACACTACGACCTTGTTCATTTCGAGATTCTTGACGGCTGTTATTTCAAGGCACGAAAAGGAATTTTCGACAAGTACATTGACAAGTATCGCAAGATAAAAATGGAATCAGAAGGGGCAGTGCGAACACTTGCAAAACTGTTCCTGAACAACCTCTATGGCAAAATGGCATCTTCTCCTGATTCCTCATTCAAAGTTGCATCCGTAAAAGAGGACGGTTCTCTAACATTCCGGGTGGTTCATCAAGAGGACAAAAAGCCCGGATATATAGCAGTAGGTTCTGCTATTACTTCCTATGCCCGTGAATTTACAATCCGGGCGGCACAGAAAAACTATCACGGAGTAGACAAGCCCGGCTTTATCTATGCCGACACAGACAGTATTCACTGCGACCTTCCAGCTTCAGACCTTGTTGGAATAAAGACGCACAAAACAGCGTTCTGTTGTTGGAAGATAGAATCAAGCTGGGACGTGGCGTTGTTCGTTCGACAGAAAACCTATATCGAACACGAAGTAGCGCACGATTTGAAGACACTGCCTGAACCCATATGGAACGTAAAATGCGCAGGTATGCCGGAGCGTTCAAAACAGCTTTTCATTGCTAACATAACAGGCTTTGACATTACAACAAAAGAAGATAAAGACGAAGAAGAAGTCAAATTCATAGATAGTCTATCAGAAGAAGAACGAAAATTCTTTAGCAAGAAACTTGAACTGGAGGACTTCAAAATTGGTCTAAAAGTTCCGGGAAAACTTCTGCCGAAGCGCATCCCCGGAGGCGTCTTGCTATGTGAAACTACGTATGAAATGAGGGAGAACTGATTGGGAAAAAGAAGCACGTTTGAAAACAGACTTGTTTGCGTTGCAGTAAACGGAGCGTTGCGCGGTTCACAGAATCTACAGAAACGTAAAGCGAACAAGCGCAAAGAGCCTTCGGAGGAAAAGCAAGAGGAAATAGACGTCTGCCTGAACTGTACAGAAAAAAGGTGTCCCGGAACACGTAAGTGTATGATGGAACACCTTGAAAGGAGGAACAATTGAAAGTTCTTGTTGCTTGTGAGGAATCACAGCGAGTATGCATAGCATTCAGAAAACGCGGACATATTGCATACAGTTGCGACATAAAGCCTTGTAGCGGAGGGCATCCCGAATGGGATATTGAAGGAGACGTAAGAGTTCCGATTAAGGAGGACAACTGGGATTTGATTATAGCGCACCCGCCTTGCACCTATTTGTCATTAGCCGGGCGTTGTTGGACGTTCGGGAAATATGACCCTATCCTTGAACATTGTCCCATAAAAGACCACGAGCGTTATCGAAAAGGGGAAGAAGCCGCTAAATTTTTCAGATTTTTCGTGGACGCTTCAAGACACAGCAAAGTCTGTATAGAAAATCCTATACCCATGAAGGACTTTGATTTACCTCGGCATTCACAGATAATACAGCCATGGATGTTTGGCGACCCTTATAAGAAACGCACATGTCTTTGGTTGTACGGGTTGCCGCTTCTGAAACCTACAAATATCGTGACACCTCTTGCCGAATGGGTAACTGTTCACAGAAGCCCCACAATGAGAAGCAAAACGTTTCCGGGAATAGCCGAAGCAATGGCTACACAATGGGGATAAAATTTCACCCCCGCAGGATTACTCCTTGCGGGGGCTTTTTATATCCGTAACTTGCGAACGACAGAAGCGGTTAGCAAAACCGACACAGATACAGGACGCATAATTTCAGCGTTGCTTCCCTGCTCTGACAGCAATCGAAACGCAAGAGGATATCAGTATGAAAGAGCGGCAAGAACAGCCGCCTTGCAAGACAAGTCCTTGAATCTATAGCAACCTCTTTCAAAGAAGTACCTTTGATTCTGCAAGAACAAGTCATTGCGTTTTAACATCACATAGTTTACTCTATGGTCGTCAGTAGTAACAGCCAATTTAACGGGGAAGGTCATATCGGCTCTATCGTCGCAGTAAATAACGCCCTCTGCGTCAAAACTGCGTATTGCATAGTCCTTCCCCTCGTATCGCAAAGTAGCAAGATAGCGTCCGTGTCCTTCCGGCTTTTCGACAAAGGTTTTATTGTCGTTAAGGTAGACGCTCTGCGCAGAATACGCTACATATTTATTAGCACCGAATGCCCGGTTGAATCCACTTTCAGCCTGCGCTTTAGAAGCCGCCTCATTGAAGCCCTGTTCAAGCACAAACCCGTCCCCTTTAAGAAACTTTGTATCAACCTGCAATCTGTTAGATATGCCCATTTCAATATAATACGGATTCAGCAAAGTGACAGGATTTGACAGCATATAAACAGGAACATACCTTAACTGTTTTCCCTGACCTCTTGCCACAGAAGTATGAACGGAAATAAACTTCTGCACCTCATTAGGGCAGTAGTCATTATTTTCGCTCTGAAATTCATCGAACATCATTCTATCCACATCGCTAAAAATATGCGAATATTTCTTGATAGAATCGGCGGAGTTAAGAGGCACGGCATACCCGCACGGTTTATCATTGATAAAAAGCTCATGAAAAACGCCACTTGCCCGCTTCTGACTTTTCATCTCCGTACCCTGAAAGAACAAACCCCGGATATCCTTATAGAACTTGTCCGCGCATTCATCCAGTTCGTACTTGTACCGGTACAACAGCATGAACTTCGACCCGCTGTCGTTGAACCTATTGATGCACAAACGACTGAAATATGTAGTCTTTCCTCCGGTTCTGTTAGTGGTAACAATGAAAATCTCCGGCTTCTTCCCATTCAAGTCTTTCATAGACAAAAGCCTTGTACCGTCATAGTACACACCCATGCTTCCCTTCGCCCTCCTTTCCGTATCTTTATTATAGCACAAGTGTAGTCCTTTGTCAAGACAAAAGTGAATTTACCAAAAAGTTAAATTATTGCGACTTGACAATTCACCTTCATCATGCTATACTATAGTCAAAGAAAGGAGGAATTTCTGTGGACACCATTATGACCATGATTTCCAATGTCGGCTTCCCCATTGCCGCCTGTTGCGGTCTGATGTACTTCATCAACACCACAATCAAAGAACTGCGCGAGACTATACAGCAGAACACAATTCTGCTTGAAAAAATCAGCGCTTTTCTTGAAAAGGAGGAAACGCACGATGGCGAAGAGAACTGACAGCGAACTGCTTCAGGCAATCGGTGACGCACTACCTGACGCCACAACCGATGAAGCAATCGCACTGCTGACTGACGTCCGGGATACTTTGTCCGGTAACGCAAATTCTGCTCAAATCGAGCGAGAATATCAGCAGAAAATCGAAGAACTGGATTCCTCTTGGCGCAAGAAATTCAAGGAAACATTCTATGCGCCTGTCGATGAATCCCGTTTAGGTAAGGGCGAGGAAAAAGACAAGCCCAAAACAAGGTATGAAGATTTGTTCAAGGAGGGAAATTAAGTGGCAAGAAAAATCAATTCTACGCTAAATGCGAGTACGCTTGACATTCTGAATGTTATCCGTGCTAACGCCCCGCTGGAATATCAGTCCGCAGTGCCGCAGGTTGCAACTGTTGACGATATCCCTGTAGTCGGAGAAATTATCTACGGTTCTCCTGCGCTGTCGAATACGTTCATCAACGCACTGCTTAACCGTATCGCGCTTGTAAGGATTCAGAGCGCAACGTTCAACAACCCGTACCGCGACCTCAAGAAAGGCTATCTTGAGTTCAGCGAAACCGTTGAAAACATTTTTGTCGAGATTGCGCGCGTCCGCACTCTTGACCCGGAGAAAGCTCCTTCCCGTGAGTTCGCAAGAACTATCCCGGACGTGAGAAGCGTTTTCCATGTTATCAACTGGAAGGTGCAGTACCCGCTGACTATCAGCGACTATGACCTGCGGACGGCGTTCCTTTCCGCCGATGGTCTGAATGGCTTCATTGCGAAGCTGGTTGACAGCATTTACAAGGCGGCAGAGTATGACGAATTCCTGCTGTTCAAGTATATGCTTATCAAGGCAATTTCCCACGGTAAAATCAAGACCGTTGCCTTCGATAGCGCAGACCATTCTTCCGCCGCTATTGAGTTCCGTGGCAAGTCCAACTTGATGACCTTCCTGCGTCCTGATTTCAACGAGGCAAAGGTAAAGAATGACTGCCCGAAGGAAAGACAGCAGATTTTCATGGACAGCACGTATAACGCTGCGTATGACGTGAAGGTTCTGTCTGCGGCATTCAACATGGAGAAGGCTGATTTTATGGGTCGCCTGCGACTGATTGATGACTTCACCACGTTTGACAATGAGCGCTGGAACGCTATCCGCGCTGAAAGCAATCAGGTAGAGGAAGTTACCGCCGCAGAACTGGCTGTTATGGCGAACGTAAAGGCTGTCCTTATTGACGAGGATTGGTTCCAGATTTACGACCACTACACGAGACTGGGAACGACCCCTGTCAATTCGGGTGACTACTGGAACTACTTCTACAACGTGAAGAAGGACGTTTCCCATAGCCCGTTCGCAAACGCTATCGTGTTTGTCGATGACGCATCCGCTATCACTCCGGCGGACAAGTACACCGCGGAAGTTGTTGCAAAGGATGTGGCTGACGTCGGAACTGTCATTACGCTGAATGTCAAGCAGTCCGCAAGCAATGACGAAGCCGCTACGCTCAAGCCCGGCACTGTTATCTTCAAGCAGACGCTTGACGCTGTTCAGGCAAAGGTGGCTGTTCAGAGATACGGCGTGTATATCTATCCCGCAAACGCTGGCAGTGTATCTGTCGAATGTGAGATTGGCGGTGTTGAATATACCTACGCAACCGGGACTTCCACGTATACTGCCGGTAAGATGGCATCTACTGTCAAGGTGGGGGACACCCTCCAGCTTGTCAAGAAAACCATGCTGTCCTAACAGTAAATTTTCAGCCCCGGATGAAATACTCCGGGGCTTCTTTGTTAAAAGGAGGTGAATTTTATGCCTACACCCAATACAGTAGTAAAGATATTGAAGGGGATAGAACTGGATAGGGATTTGGAGAATACCTATAGGTTTGCGTCTCTTTCAGCACAGCAGAATTTCTTTTCTTCCCCTGAAAGAGTTAAGTTCACGCTGAAGAATCTACAGTATTTGAGGACGGGAGAAAATTCAATAAAGGTGGAAATAGATACTGCGTCTCTGTATGACTGCAATTATCTCATGTTTCAGAATACAGGATATAGGGACGCAGACGGCAGGGCGCGATGGTTCTATGCATTCATTGACAGAGTGGATTATGTCAACGAAGCAACGAGCGAAATTGTCTATACTATAGACCCTATGCAGACTTGGTGGTTTGATTTCAAGTTCGCCGACTGCATGGTGGAAAGAGAACACGTTAGGGATGACACAATTGGTGCTAATATCGTGGCAGAACCTGTTACAGCCGGGCAGTATATCAAGGTTAAAGAGGTATCACAGGATTTCGGCTCTTATCGGGCAATGCTTGTTTTGAGCAAGCCGTTTCCTGTTGATTTGTTACTGTCTGCCACAAAGAAACAGGACGTAACAACAGCTACGCATAAATTTTCAGCAGAAGCGTCAGTAAGTTATAGTTTCAAAACGCCAACGCCAATGGCAGGCTTTTCTTCTCCGTATAAAGAATCCATATTTGGAAAGGAAAGCTTTGAGAACACATCAAACGGGATACTGCCGACAAATTTCTCGTGGTATGCAGATATTCCTTGTGATAATATAAAAGCTATTGGTGATTTCGCAACAGATAACACAATACTTGACTTAAATGAAGAAAAGTATTATTCAATCAACACACTTCTGACATGGATAGGTAACGGCAATATCAGCGGTTTGACTGCCGAAGATATAGTGTGCGTACTGATATACCCTGATTTTTTCACAAACGGTACAAGACTGTCCCCTCCTGCCACTTTTCAACACGGGGGATTTGGTAAGAAGAATATTGATTTCAATTTGGAGACATCTGAACCGTTTCTGGGTAAACGTTCTTATGTGGCAAAGAATAATAAGTTGTATACTTCCCCGTTTACGAGACTGGTAGCAAGCAACAAGGCTGGAGTTCAAGCAGAATACAGACCTGAATGGTTTACTAATCCTTTTCGCCCCACTTTCACTATGTGTTACTTTCTTTCCGGAACGCCTACTTGTTGCCTTTATCCTACAAATTATATCGGTCGAGGGCTGATAGAGAATACCGTAACAGCTTGTTACGATATAGAAATTCCGTACAAAGGCAATGCCTATGCGGAATATATCAGAGCAAACCGGGGAAAACTTGTTTCGTCTGCTCTGAACTCCGTTGTGTCCGCTGGTGCGGCTGTTGCGGTTGGAAAGTTTGGCGGCTCTGTTCTTACCGGAAGCACGGTAGAAACTATGAAGGAAACAGCGAGGAATCCGAATACTGGGCGGCAGATTACAACAGGCACATTGCGGAAGACACGGACAGAAACCACAACGCAGAAGGGCGGTGCTGGTGAGCAAATAAGGGCGGGGGCTGGCAGTATTTCTTCAATGATTGACCTTGTTGGCACGCTATACGACTTGCATCAAGCACCTGCCCCTGTGTATGGAAACATGACAGCGGCAGATATAATGTCACAGCTAAAAGAGAATAACATCGTTGTTTATCGTGAATCAATTGATTCCGAAACTGCCGAAACGATTGACAACTTCTTTACCTTTTACGGGTATGCTGTTAAGAAGCTAAAACAGCCGGGCGTTTACAACCGTCATTATTGGCAGTATATCAAAACCTGTGGTTGCAACCTGCATAATGCAGATGGATATTCCGACCATGTAAATATTACTAACGGAGTAAACTATAGCACTGGCATGAGTGCGGCAGATATGGAGACGCTTGAAAAAATCTTTGACAGGGGCATTACCTTGTGGAATCAGGATGTGCAGATTGGCGACTATACGTTGAATAACGGAACGCTAACAAGTATTGCTCTATCGAATAACAACATGTTTAGCGGAAACCCCAGCGTAGGCACGCCACTTGCCGATAGCGTGCGTGCTATACGGCTAAATTATTCCGATGACGGAGGGAAAGTAGAAACTGTTCTGCCCGGCGACCGTTCTGTTTCGTGGGAAGTAAAAATTGGCGCCGGTGATGACAGTTATGTAAAGACAGACAAGGTTGTCGAAGGAACGCACGAATACAGAGTAAGAATTGCTGACCTTGTTTCAGAAGGAAAGGAGATAACAAGTGCATGAGTAAAAATAAGCAGTGGGACTGCGACCCTGTAGCCCCGCCTATACCTTCTCTTGACGAACTGGCAAACGGTTATACGTACATTCAGTATTACAACCGCCTTTGCGAGTTGTCAATGAGTATGTTTGAGTGGACAGGACTTCCCGATACTTGTGATAAGAGATATCTGGAACTGACGCTTTTCAGAATGGGGCAGGCTGTTTTCTTCAAGGACGATGTGATGGGCTTCCTTGGGTTGCCTGTTGCAGGAAGCGGGACGCTTGACTTGTATCAAGTGCCGACACGAAGAAGGGCGTACGCTGACAATGGGTATAATCATGAATTGGATGAAAGCAATAGCGTTATTATTTTCAATAACTATATGCGGACAAATTCAATGCTGGATGTACGTATGTTCAGCGCAAGGCTTGCTGACCTTGACAGAACGATTGACATAAACGTAAAAGCGCAGAAATGCCCGGTGCTAATCTTGTGTGACGAGAAGGAAAGAAACAGCTATATACGGATGTATCAGAAGTGGATGGGCAACGAGCCAATGATTATTGGTTCAAAGGCTTTGTCCATGGACAATGTGAAAACCATTGACACTACTGCTCCGTATGTCGGCGACAGGCTCTACGAACTCAAAACACAGATTTGGAACGAGGCGCTTACTTATTTGGGCATTCCGAATATCGGAAACGAGAAGCGGGAAAGAATGGTAAGTGACGAGGTTGCAAGGAATCAGGGCGGTACGTTCGCAAGCAGATACAGCCGCCTGAATGCCCGACAGGAAGCTTGCGAGAAAATCAACAGAATGTTCGGGCTGAATGTATGGTGTGAATACAAGGATATGAGCGCAGAACTGGGCGTTGAGTTCCGAAGCAGTGAGGCGGTAGAGGAAGGAGGTGAAGATAGTGAGTAAGTACACGATGGAAGTAAGGTATATTTGCGAACAGCTTGCTAATGCTACAATTGAAACGCAGGTTGGAGACGTGCCGAGCATTATCGAGAAAGCCGCGTCGCAGATTTTTGACTTCGATTTTCCTATTTGGAACGAGGACTATAGAAAAACGCTGGAGGAGAAAATCCTGCTTCACTTCTATATGCGGGAGATTGGACAGGAAACCGTAGGCGAGTGGAAGTTGAGGCTAATGCAGACGCTTCAAGATATTATGCCGGAAATGAATGAGTTGTACAAGAGCGTTGAGTTCAAGTACGACCCTCTGACGGATATTGACTATACGACTGACACGAAGGGCGACACGGAAGCCAACAGCACAAGGAATACCAATGTGACAGAAGGAATGCAGAGAAATGAAACAGAAAATACGGCAGATAGCGGAACGAATACAGAAACGTCTAACAGTGATAACAAACAGACTTTCAGCGACACTCCGCAGGGTAATTTGGAAAATGTTTGGAACGGGACGTATCTCACGACAGCAAATAGAAACGTTGGAGACAACACTACAACGAATACTAACGAGGCAACACGAGATATTACAAGAGGTGCAAGCGTTGACAGCACGAGAACAGGGAGCGAAGCCGGAAATGACAAAACAAAACGAACCCTTGTGTCAAGAGTGTACGGAAAAAGTAGCTTCCGAAGCTACGGGAGATTGATTCAGGAGTTCCGGGAAAATATCATGAACGTGGATAAGCTGGTATTTGAAAAGCTGGAATGTTGCTTTATGCTGTTGTATTGA